ACAAACCCAACTGTTACCAATTACGTTGAAACGCCTTTTACAGCTAACTCAAGCACAGCCATTACGCTTGCCTTGACAAATGGCACAGTGCAGATCATTACGTTGACAGGCAATGCAACCATTACTATGCCAACGGCAACATCGGGTAAATCGTTTATTTTGCTTTTGAAGCAAGATGCAACGGGTTCACGCACAGTTACTTGGTCAACAGTAAAGTGGCCTGGCGGGACTGCACCAACCATTACTAGCACAGCGTCTAAACAAGATATTTTTAGTTTCTTTGCTGATGGCACAAATTGGTATGGCGTGACTGTTTCTCAGAACTACACACCATAAGGACTAAAATGTTTGCAGCAAGTAAAACAGCGGGTGTAAGCGGGGCGGTTAACTACATTGAGGACGTGTTTTCAACGTACCTCTACACAGGTACGGGTGCAACTCAAACAATTACTAATAGCATTGACACAACAACTTATGGCGGTTTAGTTTGGATTAAAGGAAGATCAGGTGCAACTGGTCATCGTTATACTGATACGTCAAGAGGTGTCACAAAATCACTTGCATCAGAAACAACTGCGGCTGAAGCAACTGAAACCACAGGATTAACTGCATTTGGAACAACTGGTTTTACGATTGGTTCTGATGCTGACTACAACACATCTGCGGATACTTATGCCTCGTGGACATTCCGCAAGCAAGCAAAGTTTTTTGATGTTGTGACGTATACGGGGACGGGTTCTGCACAAACAATTGCTCACAATTTAGGTTCTGTTCCAGGATGCATCATTGTTAAACGCACAGACGCTGTAGCAAATTGGGCTGTTTATCACCGAAGTTTGGCAAATACTCAATATCTTGCACTTAATGCAAGTACTGCCGCCGCTACAAGCGCAACATGGTGGAATTCAACAACTCCTACAAGTACTGTTTTCACAGTAGGTTCATCAGCAAATACCAACTTTTCTGGTGGTACATATGTGGCATATATCTTTGCCCATAACGCAGGAGGCTTTGGCCTAACTGGTACAGACAATGTGATTTCGTGTGGGTCTTATACAGGCACAGGCGCAACTGGAAACGAACAAACATTAGGATTTGAACCACAATTCTTACTAATAAAAAATACTAGTGCAACAGGGCTTTGGGTAATGGTAGATATTATGAGAAAAATTACCGCTTTACCTGGTACAAATGCAGATTCAACTCTTTATGCTAATTCAAACGCAGCAGAAGACCAAACAAGTGATCCTATTGCGTATTTAACACCAACAGGATTTGGATTAAAAGGTTTGGTTTCTTTTTCAAATGCTTCTGGAAATAATTACATCTACATAGCCATTCGTAGAGGCCCGATGAAAGTGCCTACGGATGCGACTAAAGTGTTTAGTCCATTATTGGCAAACAATTCGCAAGGCACTCAAAATACAACAGGATTCCCTGTTGATTTGCAGATTTCTACATTCCCAACTGGAACATCTGATAGATATTTTGTTGATCGTTTGCGTGGTGTTTCTACTAATGCAACTAATGGTGAGAAATATCTAGCTTCCAACACGTCTGCGGCTGAAGCAACAACCACATCAATTACGCAATATTGGAATAACACAGGATTCCAAACATCATTAGGAAACGCTGGTTCTTCAGAACTATATTTAAATTTTAGACGCGCCCCCAGCTTCTTTGATGAGGTTTGCTATACAGGTACGGGTGCTAATACGACAGTTAGCCACAATTTAGGTGTAGCACCTGAGTTAATGTTGGTGAAAATTAGAAGTGGTGCTGGTAATTGGGCGGGATATTCTGCAACAACAGGTGCTGGATTTACTGTTCAGTTAAATTCTACTGTTGCGGCTTCTGCTAGTGCAACTGTTTGGAATAGTACATCCCCAACAGCTTCTGTTTTTAGTGTTGGTACTGCGGGATCAACAAATGGTTCTGGTAGCACTTTTGTAGCTTATTTATTTGCCACTTGTGCAGGTGTTTCCAAAGTAGGTTCATATACTGGCAATGGAACAACACAAACAATTGACTGTGGATTAACGGCAGGTGCAAGGTTTGTACTTATTAGACGAACAGATGCGGCAGGTAGTTGGTACGTTTACGATACAGCCCGTGGCATGACTGTATTAACAGACCCGTATGTACTTTTAAACAGCACAGGGGCTGAAGTGGCAACACTTGGTTCTGTTACAACAGTAGCAACAGGCTTTGCAGTTAACTCAGCAATCTTAGCGGCAATCAATGTAAGTGCTGGAACATACATCTTTTTGGCTATCGCATAAGGAATCACCATGCAAATCAGAACACAAACAGGACAAGTAATGTACGAAGCAGAGTTTCGTGCATTGCATCCAAATACGTCAATGCCACAACAACTGTCAGAAGAACTATTAAACGAGTTTGGTGCTGATGTTGTTTTGGAAGGCCCACAAGCAAGCCCAACACGCTACCAAACAGCATTTGCTGATGGTGTTGAACAACTTGATGGCAAGTGGTACACAAAGTATTCTGTTGCTGACATGGATGCTGATGCCATTACCGCTAAATATGCTGAACAAGCCAAAGCAATGCGTGAGCAACGTGGTGAAAAGTTAGCTGAGTCTGATTGGACACAAGTAGCTGATGCACCCGTTGACAAAGCGGTTTGGGCTACATACCGCCAAGCCTTGCGTGACATTACTGCTCAGTCAGGCTTTCCGTGGACTATTGATTGGCCCACAAATCCGTAATAAAATGTTTCAAACTGATTAACCCAGTTTTTAAGGAAAATAAATGGCACTTACAAAAGTTTCTTATTCAATGATTGAAGGTGCAGTAGCTAACGTGCTAGATTTTGGCGCTGTTGGTGATGGTGTTGCCGATGATACGGCAGCTATTCAAGCAGCCATCGATAGTGGCGCAGGGTCTGTGTACGCCCCAACTGGAACGTACAAAATCACCAGCACCGTCAATATCAACAGACCGATTACATTTTTTGGTGCAAGCAGAGCAAATACAGTTTTTTCTGTAAGTACAGGGATTGATGTTTTTTATGTACATAACGGTTTAGACACTGTTATGAGCAATTTAAATTTGAATTCTTTTAAAGTCATAAACACGCAAGCTAGGGCCAGCGTTGTTGCTGGTGCTGGCATCAAACTTTATAAAACATATTTCAGTCAGTTGTCAGAAATCACAATCGAGGGTTGCTACATTGGTATTGATTCAACACAATCCAATGTTGTGAAATATGATTCCGTTGATGTACAAATGTTTAAGTATGTTGGGTATTGGTTTCACGGTGGTCAGAACTTTGACAGCTATGTGGCAAACAGCGTAATTTCGGGTAATCCCAATGACCGAGGCGATAGTTTTGCCTCTGTGTATTTGCAAGATATGTGCGATGAGATGACTTTTTACAGTTGCATCTTAAACGTGTCATCTTATAACCTTTACACTGACGCATCAGCATACGGTGTAAATCTGCGGCCAGAGTTTTGCAGATTCTTTGCTTGTTCTTTTGATTCGTCTACTTCGGGCGTTTTTCTGCGACATTCTGTAGATATGACATTCACTGGATGCTTTTTTAGCAATCGGCCTGGTAATGGACTTCAAATTGGCACAACGGCAACAACAGAAAATATAGTTTTCTTAGGTTGCAATTTTTTCAATAACGGTGGCAGTGGGGCAGTTATTGGAGCATTTTCTGAAGATACAATTTTTGATGATTGCAGCTTTATTGGAAACAGCACAACAGTATTGAATACTGGTAATGGTTTGAGTGTTGCCGCAAATGCCAACAATTTTACCGTTACAAACAGTAATTTTAGAAACGGCCACGGCTCAAGCGGATCGCAAAATTACGGTCTAGCTATCGCAAATGGAACTAGCGATCGCTTTGTAATTGCCAACAATAATTTTGGCACAAACGGCACTGGCGGCGCTATGTTGGTTGGCGCAATAGGTACAAACCGCCATGTTACAAACAACATTGGATTTGTAACAAAAAATTCAGGCAGTGCAACTATGCTTGCTGGCACGTTATCTGTTGTTGTTAATCATGGCTTGGCAGGCCAACCTTTGTCGCAAGACATCATTATTACGCCAAGACTTATACCGACTGTTGACGTTTTTGTATCGGCACTTTCACCGACTACATTTACTATGGAAGCTGGCGCACCAGTTGCAGCCGATACATATTTCAATTGGGTTGCGACAATTCTCAAAGCATAATTTTAGGGAAATCATCATGCAAAATATTGTGAGAAACTTTGACAATCAGTCTGTTTCTGAGGAAACATTGAAAATTGCAACAGAAAACGCCCTTAAGATGCAGGAGTTAACAACATTGACAGAGGTTGCTATATCTGCAAGAAATGCAGAATTAGCTAATTTGCTTGCGGCTGAAATAATTGCGGCAACCAATGGTAATACAGTCTAAATTAACCATAACAGTTTTTAGCGAATAATTGATATGACCACTCCTTTAGACATTATTACCAGAGCCATGAAAGACATTGGCGCTGTGGCTGCTGGCGAAGTGCCAACGGCTGATGAGGCGCAAGACGCATTGGATATGCTCAATGACATGGTTGCACAGTGGTCAAATGAAAACATGATGGTTTTCTACCGATCAGAGATCATCTTTCAAACCACCCAAAACCAAGTGCAATACACGATTGGCCCAAGCGGTCAAATGGGTGCAACCTTTACAGGCTCAATTTCTGGCACAACTTTGACAGTTCCCGCTAATGGGGTGACTGCGGGTGGTATCAACATTGGCATGACCTTAACTGGCACAGGCATCACATCAGGAACACGGGTTGTGGGCTTTGTAACGGGCGCAGGTGGCAATGTTAATGAGGGCGGTACATACACCATAACCCCAAGCCAAACAGCGTCTAGCACAACAATTACGGCCTACTATGAGCGTCCCTTGACGATTGAATCAGGCTTTGTGCGTGTGGCTACCATGCAAGGCGGCTCAAACATAGCAGGTGGATATTTAGACTATCCTCTGACTGTGTTTAGCCTTGAAGAATACGAATCTATTGGTATCAAGCAATTGAATGGCCCGTGGGCAAAGGGCATTTACTATCAACCATCAGAGTTGTTGGGGACAATTTATGTTTATCCCAATCCTTCTCAGGGTGAATTGCACTTGTTTACACAAACAATTTTCCGTCAGTTTCAAACTTTGACGGATACCATTTCACTTCCAGAAGGCTATAACATGGCTTTGCGGTGGTGTTTGGCTGAAAGACTGTTGCCGATGTTTGGCAAGGTCAATCAGATTCAGATTGGAATGATCAATGCGTATGCAGCGCAAGGTAAAGCCACAGTGAAGCGCACCAATATGCGTCCACCTCAGATTGCACGATACCCAGATAGTTTAATGGTTGGACGAGCTAAAGATGCTGGGTTCATAATGGATGGGGGCTTCCGATAATGCCTGATTTTGGTTTTGTTGGCACTTCCTACACCGCACCATCGATCTACCAAGACGATCAGGAGTGCATCAATTTCTTTGCTGAGATTGATCCAACCAAACAACAGGGTGAGCGTGGGATTGTGGCTTTGTATCCAACGCCTGGCCTTACTCTGCAAACCCAATTAGTGCAAGCTGAAGTGCGTGGGCTTCACACTATGTCAGGTGAGCAAATCCTGATTGCGGTATCAGGAAACATTGTTTATCAAGTTAGCACTTTAATGGTGGCGACTCAGATTGGCACTTTGACCACTTTTTCAGGTCAAGTCTCTATTTCTGACAACATTACCACTGCAAATGGGTTGATTGCTTACATTGTGGATGGTCCAAATCGTTACACATGGGTTGTCTCTACCAATACTTTTGCAATATTGCCAGCTACTGATGGCCCGTGGACTGGCGCTAACGTGGTGGATGTGATTGACAACTACAACATTTATAACGAGCCAAACTCACAGAATTGGGCTTGTACTGATCTAGGCTCACAATACTCCACTCAGGCGCTTTATGGCACTTCTGATGGCTCATCTGATCTATTGGTGACATTGATCACAGACCGCAGACAAGTTTATTTGTTGGGCGAGACAACCACCGAGGTGTGGACGGATGTGGG